TTGGAGAATTTACGCCGGTGATTTCGTAGCTCCCACAAAGACATTAACATTAGACGATTTTAGAAGTTCTATAAGTTTAGATACAAAATCTTCTATGCGAGATAACTTTAACGCTATTAGGGGTACTTTTGTAGACGCGGATAATGATTTTATAAGTGCGGATTATCCACAAATAAATTCGCAGACATTTCTTGATGAAGATAATGGTGTTGAAACAGTTTTAGACCTTAATCTTCCATTTACAACCAATTCGTTAGCGGCTCAACGTATTGCCAAGCAGTTACTTTATAGAAGCCGTGAGCAATTAACTATGAGTGCAGATTTTGGAATGAATGCATTTGATGTTGAAGTTGGTGATTTTGTAAAAATAAGAAATGAGCGTTACGGATGGGGTGCTGGCGACGAAAAGATTTTTGAAGTTAGTGGGTGGAGACTACAACCTGACCCTAAAGGATTGGATTTGCGGGTAAATTTAACCCTTAGAGAAAGTAGTGAAGCCGCATTTGGGTTTTCGGAAGCTGATGAGATAGCAATAGTTCAAAATAACACTACCCTTTTAAGGTATTATGATGTGCCGAGCATCGGTGTGACTGTTAGTCAAGAGTATCGTGAAATTAATGAGAATGTTGTAAATATTTTAATCGTTACTGTCGTCAGCTCTGATATTGAGCGTGTAGAGAGTGTTATTTTAAAATACAAAAAGACTTCAGACACAGAATTTAAATCGGTTGGTCAGGCTATTTTGATTAATGAAGGTAGTGACGCTGGTAGGTTTGAAATAGTTGGAATTAAAGCGCCTCAAATTTCTGAACCAGCTATAAATTATACTGTATCAGTCACACCAGTAAATGCCGTTGGTTTTAGAGGAAGCGCTGTAACTACAACTTATAACCTTACAGCCGATACTGTGCCACCTTCTGTACCAGCTTCGTTAAGCCATTTGTTGTCAGGTGGCACAATATTCTTTGAATGGCCAGCGGTTGGTGATTTAGATTTATCTCACTATAAATTATATTATTCATCAAATAGCAGTGCAAATTTTACTGATAGTTCTGTTTTGTTAATAATATCAAAAATTGCCAGACCAGCGACATCAATTACTTTTGCCGCCCTTGCTGGTAAATTCTTTATTACATCGGTAGACAAAACTGGAAATGAAAGCACCACGGCAACAAGTACAGTCGTGCTTCCAGGTGAATTACCTCAACTTGGGATTACAACTACACAATCTGAAGAAACTGCATTTAGTGGCGCAAAGTCCAATGTCAATGCTTCTAATGGGTCATTAACATTGACCAGTTTCTCATCCTCTGGAGCAACTGGCACATATGACTTTGATCATAATGGAAACAGTTACATAGATGTTGGAACGTCAAGAACAGTTAGGCTTTCTTCGGCCGTAGTAGTTGCCCGTAAGCATTCAGATGCTATAGGGGGAGAGATTAATTGGGATGATATACCTCAAAATTGGGACACTTGGCCTAATAACTTTGACACTTGGACAGATGAAGATGCTGAATTTTTTGATTACAATGTATTAATCCAAGCAAGGTCTGCGACAACATCTTCTGGATTAAGTAGCGCAAGTTTTGTAGGTGCAAGCGGAGAAATTGTTGGTAGATTTATAGAATTTAGAGCGGTATTATCAAATTCAAATTCAAAGATTACACCTAATATAACAGCACTAAGTGCAACAGTGGAGTATTAATATGTCACAACATGATTTTGTAATTGCTAATCAAACCGCAAATTCAGCAAGGCTTGATATAAATGCTGGCCTACAGGCGTTAGCATCAAATAATAGTGGAAATAGCGAACCTTCTACAACCTACGCTAATATGTGGTGGTATGAAACAGACACTAACCTTTTAAAAATACGCAATGAGAATGATAGTGCATGGATTAACGTAGCCTACGTTGATCAGGCTAACAGCGTATATGCAGTATTAGATAATACCAAACTTGTTAATACAACTGGAGCCCAAACTGGACTGCTTGGTGGACAGCTACAAAACCTTTGGAACGCTGGCACAGGAACAACTGAGAGTTTAATATCACCAGCTAACCTTAAAGGTGCTATTGATGCCTTAACTGTCAGTAGTCCTATAAAGGCTTGGGCTAATATTAATGGTAATAATGGTGTTATACGTGCTTCTTTTGGAGTATCTAGTGTTACTAGAAACAGTACAGGTGATTATAGTGTAACATTTAACACGGGTGTAATGCCTGATGCTAATTATGCAATGATAGGTTCAGCAGGGTATCAAGCTTATGATAACAGAGCTTCTCTTGATTTATATACTCAAACTCAAACTGTAGGTAGGTTTCTAGTTACTAACCACGGTAACTTATATAGACAAGATTGTACTCTCACTAATGTAATGTTTATAAGGTAAATTCTAAATATGGGGTAAATAAAATCCTAACTAGCATAAATTTTGAATATCGTGTATTGTAGCCATGCATATGCAATGTTTTATAGGAGGCCACAATGGCAACACTCGGAGATCGCGTCTTTGATGCAGGACTTTCAGCACTAGACACAGAAGCAAACAAAGTTCTGGTTACTTCTCAAGAAGCAACTACTTACGTTGAGGCGAATGCAACTTATGCCTTGGGAAACTCAACAAGCCTTTCAATAGCCGCACCATCTGATCGTACTGGCGGTGGTAGAAAAGTTACTGTAGCCGCAGTTTCTGATGGTTCAATTACTGGAACTGGGACAGCTACACACTACGCAATTGTGGACACAACAAACTCACGTTTGTTAGCAACAGCGGCTTTAACGGCTTCTCAGGCTGTAACAAACGGCAACACATTTACTTTGGCTTCATTTGATATTGGTATCCCTGACCCAGCGTAAGATTAATTAGGAGTTTTGCCTATGGCGCTTGTCATAAAAGATCGCGTAAAAGAAAGTTCAACGACCACTGGAACTGGCACTTACACACTGGCAGGGGCGGAGGCAGGATTTCAAACCTTCTCAGCAATTGGGGATGGAAATACAACATATTATGCCGCTACTGACGGGACTTATTGGGAAGTTGGTATCGGCACATATACTGCATCTGGAACAACTCTTGCTAGAACAACTATTTTATCTTCATCGAATAGTAATAATGCGGTAAATTGGACTGCTGGTGAAAAATTAATCTTTGTTACACAACCATCGTCCAAAGCAAATTATCTTGACGCGTCTGGAAATGTAACTGGCACTCAATTTGATGAATATTTTGACTTAAAAACAGCATCATCAAACCCTTCACATACTGAAGGGCGCGTCTTTTATGATCAAACAAGAGATAGTTTAGCATATTATAATAGCGATACCGCAATGACAGTGCATACAGGCCAAGATAGCCTATTGCGTGTTTACAATAATAGTGGGTCGACTATTACGGCTGGAACGCCAGTATATCTAACTGGTGAAAGCAGTTCTATACCCACAATTGCACCAGCAGGGGCTTCCAGCACAGTTGCAGTTAGCTATGCAGTAGGTGTTGTTTCTACAGATATAACCAATAATTCAACAGGATTTGTTGTTACTGGTGGTATTGTGTTCTTTGACACATCGTCTTTGACTGCTGGTGAAAGGGTTCATGTTGGAATTGCGGCTGGAACATTACAGGAAGCCGCACCATCATATCCATACTTTGCTACAGATATTGGCTTATGTTTGGTTTCATCTGCATCAGGCGGTTGTGTCTATGTAGAAATAGAACATCATACATTCGAAGTACTTAGGGTAACTGGTAATTCGCACTTTGACGCTGATGTTACTGTTGATGGCGATTTAACTGTAAATGGTACACAAACCATAACAAATAGTAATAATATTAGCTTATCTGGTGCTTTTAATTATTTTAATTCTGGCGATACCATTGGAGAAAGTGGAACAAGCTTTACTGGTTCTGGTCTGGATGATGCTATCTTTACTGGGCATTATAAAGGCACAGCCTCTAATAAGATATTTAAGGTTAAAATTACTACGTTACATACAGGCGGTGCAGAGGACTTCTTTAGATGGTCTACAGATAATTTTGCTACACAGTCCGCAGAGATCGAAATAACAGGCAATGATCAAACTTTAGAAGATAATATAAGCGTTAAATTCAATGCTACTAGAGGCCACACAATAAATGATGTTTGGTCTGGCACAGCATCACCTACAAATGTTGATACAGGCATTGCATCAAATAGAAATACAGGAACATCTGGAGTAGGATATACCCATGTTGGCTTTTATTATGACGTTTCTACTAATTATTGGACATTATTTGACGAATATTCACCATCGCCAAGCGGTGTTATTGACCCATCACACGCTTCATTCGAATATGGAACTCTAAAAGCTGGCACTCTAATAGGTAGCTTGACAGGAAATGTTACTGGGAATTTGACAGGAAATGTCACAGGGGCTGTTACAGGCAATGTTACTGGAAATTTAACAGGCGATGTTACTGGGGATGTTACAGGAAACATCACTGGAAATTCAAATGGAGTTCATACAGGAAATGTTACAGGAAATGTAACTGGTAATTTAACAGGTAATGTTACTTCTACAGGTACAAATTCTTTTGGAACTGCAACTCTTGGTGATTGGACAATAACAGAAGATGCAGGGGGCAAATTATCTTTTGCTCACAACGGTACGGTCAAGATGACCCTAGATGACACAGGAACTATTGCAGTGGCAAATGACGTTCTTACGGACGAAACATTCTAAGCTAATAGTGGAGACACGAAGATGGCAGTAAAAATAAATGGCGTTGAAGTAATTGATGATAGCCGAAACATTACAAGTAATGTTGGCAATGTAGATGGCAGAGACGTTTCCGCAGACGGAACAAAGCTTGATACAGTCGAAACCAATGCTGATGTTACTGATAATGCTAATGTTACTGGCGTTCTTACAGCCCTAACAACAGAAACTACCATAGCATCAACAGATTTAATCCCAGTTTATGATGGGAGTGCTAGTACATGGCGCAAAGCAACAATTACAAGTGCTGCCCTTCAAGGAACTAAGGGACAAAAAGGTCAAACTGGAACGTCTGGAAGTACTGGTTCAAAAGGACAAAAAGGTTCTGAAGGCGCTCAAGGAAATCAAGGGGATAAAGGGCAAAAAGGCGAAGTTGGCGCGACAGGAAATACAGGTTCAACAGGCTCAACAGGTAGCACTGGGGCAAAGGGACAAAAGGGTGAAGTTGGAAACACTGGTAGCACTGGGGCAAAAGGGCAAAAGGGTCAAGCTGGCGATACTGGCGCGACAGGAAATACAGGTGCTACAGGTTCAACTGGATTAACTGGAACAACAGGCTCTAAAGGTCAAAAAGGCGAAGTCGGAACTACTGGCAATACAGGCGCTAAAGGTCAAAAGGGTGAAGTCGGCTCTACAGGCAGTGTGGGGGCTAAAGGGCAAAAGGGTGAGGTCGGGGCAACTGGAGGGACAGGTTCAAAAGGCCAAAAAGGTGAAGTTGGAACTACTGGAGGGACAGGTTCAACTGGTGCTAAAGGCCAAAAGGGCGAAGTTGGTGCGACAGGTAGCCAAGGTATCCAAGGCAATACAGGTTCTACTGGCTCTCAAGGCTCAAAGGGGCAAAAAGGTCAGACTGGGGATACAGGCGTAACAGGCAGTGCTGGGGCAAAGGGTCAAAAAGGCGAAGTTGGCGCAACGGGTAGTGGCGGCTCTACTGGAGCTAAAGGTCAAAAAGGTGAGGTTGGCTCAACTGGCTCAACAGGCGGAACTGGCGCTAAAGGTCAGAAGGGCGAAGTTGGAGTTACTGGTACTACTGGTTCTAAAGGCCAAAAAGGACAGACAGGCGCAACTGGTTCTACAGGCAGTACAGGTTCGACAGGGTCTACTGGCGCAAAAGGCCAGAAGGGTGAAGTCGGTGTAACTGGTAACACTGGTGGAACTGGAGCAAAGGGGCAAAAGGGACAAACAGGAAATACAGGCTCAACTGGTTCAACTGGTGGAACAGGAAGCACCGGCGCTAAAGGCCAGAAGGGACAAACTGGTTCTACGGGTTCAACTGGTGGAACTGGTTCTACGGGTCAAAAGGGTCAAAAAGGA